CGTGGCAAATGGACTGGCTGAGATAGTCAGGCGGGTTCGATTCCCGCATGCCACATTGTCCAGTTTAGCGACCGGACACAGCTTGCGATGACCCTAGCTGACAATGGGCGAGCGAGCAAATATTTATATCATCTCAGTAGTATTCGGTGGCAACATCGGGTACTATTTTTGTTGAGGTGATATGAAATGAAAATCGGGAACAATTACAAATTATGGCAGTACACGAAGGATATATATGGGGGACCATATACTTGTGGCTATTGTGGTAACACAGTTACAAGCACGATAGGGATGGCATTAAATCACCATAATGGTAGTGGCTACGTTAAAAATGACGCTCCCTACGGTGTTTTTATCTGTCCGACCTGCCAATTACCTACTGCAATATTTCCAGATTCTGAGGGTGAGGTGAAACAAGTGCCAGGTGCTATGTTTGGTAATACTGTTTCTAATGCGCCGGTGGATGTCACAGAAATCTATGACGAGGCGCGAGAGGCATATTCTGCCAATGCATTTACAGGTGTCATTTTGCTGGGTCGAATATTATTAAGCCACGTGGCTGTCAGCTTTGGGGCTAAACAGGGCGATACTTTTCAAAACCATATCAGTTATTTAAAAGAACACAACTACATCACTGCAAACAGCACAGGATGGGTTGACCAGATTAGAAAGTATGGTAATCAAGCAAATCATAAACTGACGATCAATACTCGTGAGGAAGCAGAAAAGATAATTAAGTTCTGTGAGATGGTTTTAAAAACTAACTATGAGTATCCAGCAATTGCGGATGCCTAATATCAAAACATTTAATTGGTTCATTATTATATTTTTCAAGCATTGACGCTTCGGCGTCTTTTTATTTACACAAGCACTCCGCCAAACGGTGAGGTGCTATTTTTGTGCAACAAAAAGGCCCTCTGAGCGATTAACTGAGGGCCTAGCTACCGGTGTTTACTGAGGTGAAACAACGGTACCGAAAAAGAGTATAACACATGTAGCAATAAATCGGATTAAAAAAGCCCTCAGAGACCAGTCCAAGGGCCAAAAGAATGAAAAAACGGAATACTTGTGTGAGCAGCAGCGGTTGACTTGGAGGAGAAAGGCCACTGCTCACATATATATATTAGCACATTCCTTATAGAAGATACTAAAATAGCCCTCGGTTGGGGGCCGAGAGCCTAAAGAAAGGGTATTACAAAGGAGTGAAAATGAGTATCTGTTGGGAACAATTTAATTCTAACTCATCGAAATTTTTTAAGCAACAAAAAAGCTTTCGGGGCCTAATCCGAGGGCTTAAGAACTCGGGAAGTTCTTCATGAGAATGTGAGCAGCGTCATCAAACTGCTCACGGACATTATATTTTCGGAGGCGAGTAGATGCAGTGGACAGATGAACAAATCAGTGACATTAGGAAGCTCGCCTCTGAAGGCTTTACCAGACGAGAAACGGCCGACAAACTCGGAATTAGCTATGATGCGCTTCAGGGAAAAGCAAGACGGCTTGGCATCGAGTTCCAAAAACCAGCAAAGAATGAATACGATTCAGCAAAAACAGATAGAAAGAGCCAACCAGCTGACAGAAAAGTGGCTCTTAATGCTGATGGTAGTCAAACAGTCACGGCCTTAATGAGACTCAAGCATGAGCCAAATAAAGATCCACGAACTTTGATGGAGTTGTGTGGATACGATCCTGATAAGTTCGAGATGGTATTAGGCGACTACAAAGTGTATGAGCAGCATAGTACTGAAGACGGCACAGTTCCGCAGTACAGCATTCATATTCGCGTAAAGCCGAAACAAGGCTTATCAATAAGTGAAATGGCTGAAGCGTTCAACGACAAAATCATTCCGGTCAATTACGGCATGAAGAAATCGGGCGATCGTAACTTAGTCATCCCATTGCCTGACCTGCATTTTGGCTGGACAACATTCGCCGATCTAAAAGACATGGTGAGTCAACTTAGAGAGATAATCATGGACGGCTACAACGAGATTGTGATCGAGCAATTGGGAGATCTGTTCCATAGTGACCAGATTCATGCAACACAAACGGTTAGAGGGACACAGCTAGATCACGCAAACATGCGTCAGGCATTCCATGATGCAGTGAAGCTGTTTGATCAAATTGTTCCGCTGGCAATTGAATATAGCAATCGCGTCTCAATCAAGAGCGTGTTCGGTAACCATTCAGGTGATCTCGAATACGCTTTTCTTTATGCGCTGATAGATCGCTATCCACAAGTGCGCGTTGATCTCAATGACAGCAATCCGGCAACCGACTGGCGCTGTGCATACTTGCTAGGGCATGTTGGCATTATGCTCGCCCACGGAGATGTAGCCAAGGACAAGCTGACAGGACTTTTTCCATTTGAGTACAAAAAGATATTCAATATGGCAAAAACATACGAACTTCACTCAGGTCACTATCATAGCGAGCGGTTTAAAGATGATCGTGGCATTATGTGGCGCCAGCTTGGAACAGCAAAGCCAAATGATCCCTATGAGATTAAGAATGGCTTCACCACGGGCAAACATCTGCTGTATGCGTTCGTTTATGACGATGAAAGGCTACGGTGCACTTATGAACTCAACTGAAGTTTGGAAAGATATTGAAGATTACAAAGGACTATATCAGGTTAGCAATCTTGGCCGAGTAAGGAGTCTTGACCGTGTGGATATGCGAGGAAACCACTTAAAAGGGAAAGTGCTCGCTTTCAATTTAGCAGGTGCTGGGTATATTCAGGTTGGCCTACATCGAGATGGAAAAGTTGAGCAAAAACTCGTTCACCGTCTTGTGAGTGAAGCATTTCTGCCGAACCCCGACAACTTGCCCGAAGTCAACCACAAAGACGAAGACAAGACAAACAACAATGTATCTAATCTGGAATGGTGCACAAGACTTTACAATATGACGTATGGTACTTTAATTGAACGCATGGCAAAGGCGAACGGAAGTCCGGTTTATGTAATCACTAGCTCAGGACACCGGTACTACTTCGACAGTATTAAGAAAGCCTCGAGACTTCTCGGACTGAAGGACACTGGAGTACATGCTTGCCTTTGTGGCAGGCAAAAAAATAACCCCGGCTATACCATCGCGTTGGGGGTGTAAGCTATGTCGGGTATGAAACGAGTAAGTTATGGATACGTTAGCCGCACAGAGCAAGCAATTATTGAAGAACTAACGAGGGAAGAACGAAGAAAAATGCAGGCAATTGTCTATGTTAAACCCGGCTGTCAGAAGTGCCGGCGTACGGTGGCTAAGCTATCGAAAGCGATGAGAGTTCAAACAGTGACAGCTGACGAGTGCGATATTGAACGTTTCCGTAAATGTGGCTATCAATCGTTCCCAGTAGTAACGGTATATAAAGCGAACGGTACCCACGAAACGTGGTGCGACTTGCAAGTTGACAAGATTAAACAATACACGGAGGCAATTTAGCATGTGCAATTTCCTATTACTGCTCACACTAATATTCGTGCTGGCCAAGCTATTCGGTTTGATTGCATGGAGTTGGCTGCTAGTATTCATGCCGCTGATAGTAATGATTGCTGTGATGACACTGCTTATCGGATTGGCAATCGTCATCGGATTGCATGAGGAGTGACACACATGCCTAGAGTACATCGCTGCCGTGCACTTGGCTGCCACAACGTTGTGGAGTGGCCGGCACGCTACTGCGCGCAGCACAAGTCATTTGAAGCTGCAGCAGACGAAAAGAAGCGCGACTATTGGAAGTACAACCACATCACACGCAATCGTTCAGTCAGCAAGCGTGAACAGTACAAGTTTTACAAAACACAACAATGGAAGCACCTTCGTCAACTGGTGCTTGATCGAGATTACTATCTATGCCAATACTGCAAAGCACGTGGAAGACTGACACAAGGGAACATCGTTGATCATGTGGTGCCAATCGAAGCTGATGCTAACGGCATGAGTGATGCGTCTAACCTTGTCACGTGCTGCAAGGCCTGCCACCAAGCCAAGACAGCTTGGGAGAAAACGTACTATGGCACCGGTCAAACCAACGTGCTCAAGGGATCGCCACGTTTGCATGACGTAAAACGGATAGTTGAACTGATTGACCGTCAGCAGTGAGAATGACAAACGCGAAATTTTTTGGACGCCCCCCCTTACTGGCTCTAGTCGGGGAGCGCACACCAGCTGTTGTCTTGTGGCAAAATCAAATTTTCAAAAATTTTACCTAGGGGGGGTCAGCCCGAAGTTAGGAGGTGGGGGAGATCGTCAAAAAAGCTTATAAAGACCAACACAACGGCAATTTTCCGACCACACCGCCAACTTATTTAGGTCGAATCGCTAAAGCAATGTGGCGCCGTGTTCTACCTGTTTTAGAGCAACAATCAGCGATTGAACGCATCGATGCTAATTTGGTTGAAAACTACTGCAGTGCCTATGAGATTTACCGAGAAGCATACGAGTCGATCAAAAAGGATGGTGTTCAGCAAGCCATATACAGGAGTGTTCAAAATAGTGCGGGAGACGTTGTTGGAAAAGACTTCATGGGATATAAGCGCAATCCCGCCACAGCCATATATAATGACGCTTCTAAGCAAATGACTGCGATTGGCATTCAACTAGGGCTGTCACCTAAGAGCCGTGCAGATCTTGCAACAATTAAGCCGCCTGACAAGAAGCCTGATGTAGTCGCCGAGATGAAGAAGTTCTTAGGAAGCGATGTTAGGTGAACCGAGTTGACTTAACACAATCCCATGACGTTATTGGGGCTTATCAGCGTGGAAATTTTGAAGAAGTTATTAGTACCTTTAGGGACCCGGGGACAGCTTATGCATTAAGCGTTCTTAGCGGTGAACAGCAAGCCGGATATCTAATTAAACTTGCGGCCTTCAGGCACATACAAGACCTAAAGCGTTCGCTAGAAGGTGACCATAGCTTCCCGTTCAATTACGACTTAAACAAGGTTAGCAACATTTTAAACTTCGCCGCTATTTGCCCGGATGTCGATACCGGAGAGCCTACCAAGCTTATGCCTTGGCAGGCTTTTATATTGTCTCAACTTATCGGCTGGCGTAATCAAGATGGTGGTAAACGGTTCAGTCGTGCCATTGTTAGTGTTGCACGTGATCAAGGCAAGACGTACATGATGTCGATCATTGCGTGTTACTCATATTTAGTTGAATCGCTGGGATTGTCTAACCAAGATTTCTTAGTAGCATCGATTAATTACAAGCAAACCGGGAAAATATATGGGTACATCAAAGGAATGATGAAAAAGATCATTGCTAATGAGCCTTTTAGGTCGCTTGCGGCTGAGGTTGGCTTGGATAACCATAGTATTCAGTCAGACCAGATCCTTATGCGTAACAACAATAACGTGTTACGCCCAATAAGCCATGAATCGGGCCAATATGATAGCTATCATTTTACGACAGCCATTTTTGATGAAATCGGAGAAGTCGAAAGCCGCGATAAGATATCAAAAATCATATCTGGACAAGTCAAAGTGAAGAATCGCCAGTTCATCCAGATTTCAACAGCTTATCCTAAGCCCGGAGTACCGTTTCATGAAGATCAGAAAATGATACAGCAGGCCATGGAACAGGATTACAAACGAGATGCTGATACGTACTTAGGACTTATTTGGGCGCAAGACAGTCTTAATGAGACGTTCAAGCCCGAAACTTGGGTTAAGAGTAATCCACTATTGGATTTGCCTGATCAAAGAGAAGTGTTAATGCAAGGCTTGGTGGACAAACGTGACAGTGACATGCTCTCAAACAATATTGGAGATTTTCAGAACAAGAATCTGAATATGTGGCTTCAAGAATCATCAGATAGTTACTTGAAACTAGCAGACGTTGAACACGCAATCATTCCTAGCTTTGAAATTGATGGTCGTGATGTTTATATCGGATTTGACTATTCGATGTTCAGCGATAACACTGCGCTTGCTTTTGTTTTTCCTTATGAGGATAGCGATGGAAAACACTGGTACATTGCTCAACATTCGTTTATTCCTTGGCAAAAAGCTGGATCAATTGAAGCCAAGGAAAAGCAAGACGGTATTGCCTACCGAGAGTTGGCAAAAGAAGGCTTTTGCACAATCACTAGCCATCCGCAAGGAATCATCAATGATGATCAGGTGTATACGTGGCTGATTGATTTTGTTGAGAAGCACCGGTTGAACGTCATGTGCTTTGGATACGATGCAAAGGGTGCTACCCGCATGGTTAAACAGTTAGAGCTTAATTCTGGCTGGAATCTTTTGCCGGTCAAGCAACGAACTGGAGAGCTGAAGGACCCGACTAAGTTTTTACAAACGATGTTTATTGAGAAATCGATCACTAGATTAGACGACAAAATCATGGAAAAAGCATTGCTTAATGCTCAAATTTATGAAGACAAGGTCGGAATTCAAGTCGATAAGGCCAAAGCAACGTTGAAAATCGATGTGGTTGATGCCTTAATTGACGCTCTTTATCAAGGCATGTATCACTTCGAGGATTATGGAATAGCGAATGACCGCACCAAAGAAGTTGAACTGATGACGCCCAAGAAGTTCAAAAAAATGATCGAAGACGGCCAGTTTGGGTTTGGAGGTGATGCCGTTGGTTGAACAATTTAGTAAAGCTTTGAAAGTGGTAGGACTGTTTCTATTTGCAAATATTGAGACGGTTCTTTTTTTATGTGGATTTGGTGTCCTAGTCTATGCTGCATTCTCAGTCAGTCTGTTAGTCGGGCAAGTGATTTTGGGAATGTTGTTGGTAGCAACAGCACTTGTGATTAGCAAAGCCAAGAAGGGAAGTGACTGATGGTGCTTTTTGGATTCTTAAACAACAAAGCAACTAATCGTGCTGCTCCAGAATATCAGAGCGTACTTGAGTCAGTTTTTGATGATAATTTGGCTGGGTTGGCAATTGACCCTACAAGCTATGTTCCGGCACGTAAGGCCTTACTCAACTCAGACCTTTATGCAACGATCTATCAATTGTCTGCTGACTTGGCAACCTGTTATATGCAAGCAGGACAGCCACGAACACAAACGATTCTTGATCATCCGTCAGCAACCACTAACCGGCAAGCATTTTGGCAGTCAATGGCGGCACAACTGCTACTTGATGGGAATGCCTATGCGTATATTTGGCGCAACCAGCTTACCGGTCAGCCCGTTCGTCTTGAATATTTGCGCCCGTCTCAAGTATCTGTATTTCTTTTAAGCGATGGCACTGGACTCACTTACAACGTTTCTTTTGATGAACCAAGCATCTCTGTTATGAACAATGTGCCACAGTCAGACATGATTCATCTTAGACTGCTCGGCATTGGAAATGGTGGAGAGGTTGGCCGGTCACCGCTATTAGCTCTGCAAAACGAGCTGAACATCAAAAACAGTGCCAATGGGTTGACAATATCGGCACTGTCAAAGGCCATTACTTCGAACGGAACGTTGACTGCAAAGAATGGGTCGGCATTAAGTCTCAAAGAAAAGCAGGCATTGTCGGCAGGATTCATGACTCAAGCAACCTCGAATAAGGGTCCAGTCGTACTTGATGAGCTGACAACATATGCTCCGTTGGAACTAAACTCGGACGTCTCTAAGCTGCTCTCATCGACAGATTGGACAAGCAAGCAGATTGCGAAAGTCTACAACATTCCTGACAGCTGCTTGAATGGTCAAGGTGACCAGCAGTCATCCTTATCGATGATTGAGGGTATGTATGCGAATAGTCTCAACCGATATGCACAGGCTATTGCCAGTGAGTTAAATGAGAAATTCTCGGCTGCTATTGAAATCGATATTCAGCCGGCCATTGATCAGGATCGGAGCAGCTATTTAGCAGCCGTTGGGGGTGCCGTAAAAAACGGTGCGCTTTCTGGCAACCAATCCGACTTCTTGCTTCGTCGTGTCGGTTTCTTGCCAGACGATGCGCCTAAATATACGCCTGCGGAGTCGGACCTTAAAGGAGGTGATACGAATGGCAGTAACGGTACCAATTAAGGGCGTTATCTCAAGTGAAGATGATGCCGACATTTATCAGTTCTTTGGTTACCAGACAGTTACCCCATCTGATTTATCAGACGGATTGTCAAAGGCAAGCGGACAGGACGTTGTTTTAGAGATTAATAGCCCGGGCGGTGATGTATTTGCTGGTAGCGAGATGGCAACGGCCATTAAGAACTATTCAGGTAGCATCATTACCAATATTGTTGGCCTTGCAGCGTCTGCAGCATCAGTGGTTGCCTTGGCAGGAGATAAAGTCGAGATGGCGCCAACGGCTCAACTGATGATTCACAGAGCATCAACGTCAGCAAACGGCAATGTTGATGCATTAAATTCAGCAGGCCAATCGTTAGACAGCATTGACCAGTCATTGGTTGACGTATATGTAGCAAAAACCGGTATGAGTCCTAGCGATGTGTACAACATGATGGTTAACGAGACATGGATCAATGCCAAAGAGGCAGTTGAGAAAGGCTTCGCTGATGATATCATGTTTGATACAGCACCAGCAGTTACAAATAGTGTTTTGCCACTAACAACTGACATGATTCACCGAGTTAAATCATTGATGGCAAAAGCAAACAGTCAGCAAAATAAACCAGCCACAAGCCAGCCTAAGGACGATGGAAAGAAAACCATTGATCCTAAGCTGGCTTTGTTGTTGGGTATTAAAAATAAGGAGGCCAAATAATGGCTAGTGTAAACGATTTAAACACCGCATGGATTTCAGCGGGACAAAAGGTAACTGATTTGCAAGACAAGTCGCAAAAGATGGCGGTTGCCTTGGCATCTGATCCGTCTTCTTATACAGAAGATGACGTTAAGAAAGTAACTGATGATTTGAAGGCTGCTAAAACTGCTCGAGATTTCGCAAAGTCAGCGCTGGATGACGCTAAAGCTGAAGCGGAGGCAGAAAAGCCAACTGACATTACCGAAAAAAAGGTAAACATCATTCAGAAAACGTCTAAGGCTCAAGACTTTGTCCACAATTTTGTGGATTTGGCTACGGGCAAGAAACGGATTACGGATTTGGTAACTTCCGGCAATACTGACGGTGATAAGTCCAATGCGGGGTTGACGATCCCGCCTGATATTCAGACCAACATCAATCAACTAAAACGACAATACGCGTCTCTTGAACAATATGTGAATGTTGAAAATGTTTCTACCCCTACTGGGTCACGCGTGTATGAGCCTTTTGAAACAATCACACCACTGGCAAATCTTGATGATGAGAATACGGTTATTGGTGACAACGATGATCCACAGTTGAAACAAATCAAATACACTATTCATCGGTATGCCGGTATTTCTACCATGCCGAATACTTTGCTTAATGACAGCGATCAAAACATTCAAGCGTGGATTGAACAATTTGTTTCCCGTAAGGATGTTGTAACGCGCAATGGCGTCATCATTTCAGCAATGAACAACGCTCCTAAGAAGCCAACAATTGCCAAGTTTGACGACATCTTGGATATGATTTACACGGCTGTTGATCCGGCTATCCAGTCCACATCTGTTTTGATGACCAACGTTAGCGGGTTTGCACAGCTGGCAAAGGTTAAGGACGCCATGGGCCAGTATCTCATTCAGTCCAACGTTGTTCCTGACATGCCTTACAGCATTCGTGGTCATCAAGTGGTTGTCATCTCTGACCGTTGGCTGCCAAGCGCAGGCACCTCTGTTGCACCAGTTCATCCGTTATATTATGGCGATCTTTCTCAGGCTGCCACACTGTTTGACCGTCAACAGATGAGCTTGGTTGTTACCAATATCGGTGCTGGAGCGTTTGAACGTGACCAGACAAAGTTGCGTGTCATTGACCGCTTCGATGTGCAAGCAACTGATGCTGATGCCTTTGTGGCTGGATCGTTCTCCGCAATTGCTGACCAGCAAGCAAACTTTCCAGCAGCAAGCGCAGGCAAATAATCTAAGTGGTCGCCTATGAAAGAAACAGTTTGCTGATCAACTGGCAGGCGGCCAATAAAGGAGATGAAGTAATGGCTGATAATGACAGCTTTCAATCTGATATTGTTACTGACCTAATGGCAGAACTTAATCTTGATGATGCCGAAAAGACAACCATTACAAACTTAGTTGCTGGTGCTACGGGGGTAGTTACAAGTTCCGTGGGAGTTCTCGATCAATCCGATCCGATTGCAAAGCTTGCCATTAAGACAATGGTTACACAGCAATATTATGATCGTGCTCTTGAAAACGGGCTGTCGCAAGGTGTTTTGATGATGTTGCTCCATTTGCAAGCCAATCAGCCAGTGAATTCGGATAGCGGTGATACTGATGGCAGCTAATTTCAAGCCGAGTGATTTCAGCCGAAAAGTTGATCTCGGATCTCCACAATCACACAAGACTGGTGCCGGCATTAATATCACTAGCTTTGTTCCGGCTTATAGCCTGCATTACAAACAGCAGAAACGAACACTCACCCAGCAGTACACGCTTGTGGGAACACGTTTGGATAATTCAATCACGATCATCACCCGACATGATGATAGGAACGCTGCACAGCAGCAGGCACGTCTCGGTGGCATTGTGTATGACATTGCTGATGTGTCCCCGGACGACAGTAACGATGCTATTCGTTATGACTATCTGACCCTAGTCAAAACAACTAAGGGGGCATGACCATGGACATGGATGAGGCACTTGAAGAATGGCTTAAGCAAGTATCGAAGGCTGCCGAATTGTCTATTAGCGACCAAGAAAAGATCACCAAGGCTGGTGCTGATGTTTACGCTAAGAAGCTAACAGAGACCACCAAAGAAAAACACCCAAATACTAAGGGGGATGGCGGTAAGTATGGACATTTGAGCGAGGACATCAGTAGTGCTGTGGGAGATATTGACGGTGACCATAATGGAAGCTCAACGGTTGGGTTTGGCAATAAAGACTACATTGCCCGCTTCTTAAATGATGGCACCAAGTATATTCACGCTGACCATTTTGTTGATAATGCCCGTGACGATGCCAAAGACGCTGTATTTGCCGCTGAAGCCGAGAAATATCAGGCAATGATTGCCAAAGCGAATGGTGGTGGGGATAAATGAGCGCCGTAGATGATGCGGTAACAATGCTTAGCCAAGCCAGCATTGCCGGTATTGATGCTGTTGAGGGCAACAACCTGCCGCAAGAGTTAGTTGACAGTCTTAAAAAAACTGTTGTGTTGATTACTGATGCTGCTAATGATCCGACCGCCTATGGTGACAATGATTTCTGGGCGCTGAATCAGGAAGTAGAATTACAGATTTGGTACTCGCAATTGCTTGATTCTGATCCCGAAACCATTGAGATAGCCATGATGAAGGCTTTTACTCATCAGCATTGGCAGGTAGCAGCTGTCAGACAACGTACGTTAGACCCAGACACGCAGCAGCTTTTTAACACATTTTATTTCAGTAGAACAAAGAATATTTAGGAGGACTTCAAATGGCAACAGTAGGTTTATATCAAATTCAACTGGCCTTGGTTGATGCACAACAAAAGTTAATTTCTGGCACTGGGGCAGGATTAGGAACAGACGGTATCTATACTGTCGATCACAAAGACTTAGGTGCTAAAACTGCCAACATTACAGGATTAGCAGGCACCATTACTAAGATTTATGGCAACAACAACGTTCAAGACGTTACGGTCGGAACTTCAGAACCGTCAGTAGCCTTGGACATTAACAACTTGGACTACGCAATCAAGCAACAAATCAAAGGGTTTGTCAGTGATAGCAAGGGCGGTTATACAGATGAGAACTTGAAGGCTCATGTGGCATTGCTGATTACAACTCAGACCATTGATCGGCTGCACTTTGTTTACTATGGCTTTGGCGATGGCATCATGACCGAAACCGCAGCGAACATTCAAACTGATGCGGCAGCTGAACAACGTGTGGATGATACTCTGACTTACACTGCGCTCTCCACTGCGGCATTCAACAATCAGCCATACAAGATTTATAGCGATCTTGACAGCAAGTTTGACAAAGCCAACATGTACAAAGAAGTGTTCGGCGGATATGTATTGCCAACCCCAACAGCAGGCAAATAAGTCGATGCTGACAGACGCAATCTGATGCAACTTAATAGCAACAACTGATGAATGGCTCACGAACGTGCGCTATTTTTTATGCTCAAAAGTCGCTTTCTGGTGAACTTGGTGGTGTCCGATTCACCACAGTGACCTTATCAAATACAGAGGATGGTATTACAAATGAAAATCAAAGTTAGTCAACTTAGCAACCGTGTACATGAAGTCAAGACCAGTAATCGGAACATGGAAAAGATGTATGACTTACAGTTGCTGATGGCCAAGGCAGACGATGTTGCTGATATGGAACCGGTAGAAATTATTAAAATGCAACGCGATATGCTGCATGACTCAATCGACTTCTTGACCACGGTTTTAGGCCTGAACAAGCAAGAAATCGAAAAACTTGGGGATTTAGAATTTGCCGACACTATTCAGGCAGTTAATTACACTTTTGAGCGCATGATGGGCATGAGTGATGAGGATATTGACTTAGCTGCCAAGAAGCAGGATGCCAGCAAAAGCAAAGATTAATCCAGCCGTAAAAGTTTATGAGCTTGAAAATCAGCTACAGGACTTTAGATGGATGAAAAAGCAGGCAGTCATGTATTTCCACTGGTCAATGCAGGATTTTGATGATGCTGATTATTTTGAAATGCTGGAAATGATGTCCGCCAAGGATAAGAAAGACCGGCCAGTTGATCCGGCAATTATGTGGAAGCAATACCAAGAGAAAGGGTGATTGAAGTGGCACAACAAATTAATGCAACAATGAGCACCAAGATTGCCCTTGATCTATTGTCGGCAAGCGAATCCGTCAAATCATTAACAGCGGTTGTTCGTTCTAGCCAAAATGCTTGGAAAGCTCAAGAGGCGGAGATGAAATCCGCTGGTGATGCAGTTGGCGCTGCTCAAGCCAAGTATGACGGCTTGGGTAAGTCTATTGAAGCACAGCAGTCTAAGATTGACGCTCTCAAAGCCAAACAAGCTGAGTTGAAGGGTAATACTGCCGATGTTGCTCAACAGTTTTTAAAGTATCAGCAGCAAATCGATGGCGCTAACAAGCAACTGGCCAGTATGCAAGCTCAGCAAGACCGTGCCAAACAGGCCATGGACTATCAAAAGTCTGGATTAGCTGGCTTACAGCAAGAATACACAGCAGCTGCACGGGCAAATCAAGCCTATGTTACTCGCTTAGAGGCTGAAGGCAATCAGCAAGAAGCCAACAAAGCCAAAATGGAAGGCTATAAGTCCTCCATTGCCAATCTGAATGAACAGTTGTCTAAACAGTCTGCTGAGTTGGACAAGATTGCCAGTGCTAGTGGCAAGGATTCAGACGCATGGCGAACACAGAAGACGCGTGTTGATGAAACGGCTACCAGTTTAGCAAAAGCCAAGTCTTCTATGACCGGTTTGCAAGCTGAAATGGACAAGGCTAATCCGTCTGTTTTCAACAGAGTTAAGGAAGCTATATCGGGAACAAACAAGCAAGCAGAAAAGACACCGGGTTTGCTTCACAAAATTGTTGAGGGTGGCTTAATCACCAATGCCATTACGAGCGGCTGGCAACGTCTAAGCTCAAGCATTACTGACACGGTAAAGTCTGGGCTTGAACTTAACGAGGCCGGAGAAAAGCTAAATATGACGTGGGAGAACATGGGTAAGTCAGCCAATGATATCCAGATTCTTTCCGGTCAAATGTCATATTTGCGCAGTGAGACTGGTGCAACCGGTGGCGAAGTTAACAAAATGCAAACCACCGTTGATACCATGACACATGGTGTCACAAGTAAAACTCTCGTCATTAGTGCTGGTATTGCTAGCATTGCCACTGCTTCGCACAAAGGCGGAGAAGGCATGGATTCCTTGTCTAAAGCGATGACACGTGTCGTTGCTTCAGGCAATTTAACAACAACCAACCTTGCCAAACTTGAAAAGCAGGCCCCTACGTTAGGCGCACAATTAGCCAAAGCTGCCGGAGTCAGTCAGGATTCATTTGCCAAAATGGTTGCTGACGGAAAAATCAATTCTGACGAATTCATGAACTTAGTTTATAAAGTTGGGACAACAAGCAAGAACACATTTGACCAATTCGGAAAAACTAGTGAAGGTGCGCTTGCACAGCTATCCGGTAGTTGGACATCAATCAAGGCTAAGATGGCAGCACCATTGCTTAATGTTAAGAATAGTGGCATGCAATCACTTGCTGGTATTTTGACATCATCTGTTGTTCAAAGTGCCGCTACTACACTAGGTAAAGGACTGGCAAACATTGCTAACTGGGCCAAGAACGTTCTGGACTATGTTTCCGCACACAAAAAAGATGTTACTGGTATTGCCGGAGATATGTGGGGCATTGCCAAAATTGCTGGTGAAGAAGTCTGGTCCTTGTTTAAAACCGCAATCAAAGACATTGCTGGTTGGCTAAATGTCGGTGGTTCCAATGCAAAGACGATGAAAGACCCGCTAAAAGCTATCCATGATGTGCTAGATGATATTGTCAAAAACAAATCTGGTATTCAAACTACCGTCAAAGTAATTGCAGGTTTGTGGATGACAAAAAAAGCACTGGAATTTGCAGCAGGATTGGGTCATGTGTACAGCGGTCTGAAAGCGCTGGGTGATACTAAACTAGCTCAATCAATCCTGTCCAACTTCAGTAAACTGAACATTGGTAGCAAGCTAGCTAAAATTGCAGTTCCCGTGGTGATTGCTTATGACGCGATTAGTGACTTAAAGGATTTAACAAAAGCATTTGGTAAGCATGGCACTGTCGGCCAAAAGTTTTCTTCCGTTGGTGAATCTGCCGGGACGCTGATTGGCGGTGGCATCGGTGCTTTTTTTGGTGGCCCATTAGGCGCCGCAATTGGTGCCACAATTGGCAAAGTGGCCGGTAAATGGGCCGGCGATGCCGCTAAAAAGTTTACAGATGGCTGGAATGCTAAAAAAAAGCCAGCTGATAGTTGGCTAGGTGGCCTTGGCTGGGATGCTCGTCAAATGACTAACAATGTAGTCAAATGGTGGGATGGCATTAACAAGTCCACTGCTGCAGCTCAAAAGAAACAGCAGAAACAGCAAGAAGCAGCTAATAAGCGGGCACAGAAAGAATGGAATGATTTTTGGAAGGGTGTCGGTAAAGGCTGGGATGGTTTTCTAAAGACCGTTAACGGTTGGGGAAAGTCACTTTCAACAGCGTGGTCTAAAGTTTGGAATCCAATTAGCAAAACAACGTCTTCTATCTGGAAGAATATTGTGAAAATTGCAAAAGCAGGACTAGATGATCTTAAAAAGGTAATTGTATATCCTGTGGCATTTATTGTTGGTCTTTTCATACTTGCATGGAAAAAAGTAGAGAAGCCCTTTAAGGATGTATGGAATGGCTTAGTAAAGTTTGTTAAGCCTCCACTAAACACAATCAGCAAAACGATTAGCAGCACAACAAAAGGAATTCAAAACGCATGGGATAAAACTTGGGGAGCTATTTCTAAGTTCTTTTCTGATACGTGGAATTCAATTGTCAAGATTGTATCTTCCTCTACCAATTGGATAGTCAAGAATGTCACGAATTTCTTAAATGCAGTTCAAAAAGTCTGGAATAGTATTTGGAAAGCAATCTCTAATTTCTTCGAAGATATTTGGAATGGCATTGTTAAGATATATAACAATGTATCAAACACCCTTTCGAAGGGCATCAGCGTAACTTTAAAGTTCATTCAAAATGTCTGGAATACAACATGGGGTGCCATCTCTGATTTCTTTGGAAACATTTGGAAAGGCATGGTTAAATTCTTCACGCCAATCATTCATGGCATGTCTGACACAATTGGCAGTGTCATCAGGAACATTAAAAATGTTTGGACAGATGTATGGGGTGGCGTTGGTAGCTTCTTCAGCGGAATCTGGGATGGTATCAAAAAGGCGGCAGAAAGCGGCATTAATTTCGTTGTCAGCGTTATTCGAACCGGTCTTAGTGCCGTCAATGGTGTTCTAGGATTCTTCGGTGTTAAAAAAGTTGGTCTGCCATCATACGTACACTTTGCCAAAGGCGGCGAAGTTGGTAAAGATGGTACGCAATTGGCTATGGTTAACGATGACGGCAGCGAGCATTACAAAGAATTGATCCACAAGAAGCGCACAAATCAGTGGATATATGCTGAAAAGCGCAACGCTATTCTTCCACTTGAGACTGGCGACCGTATTTACAATGGCAAAGAAAGTAAAGCCATTGCAGATATGTATGGCATTCCCAGCTTTGCACAAGGCGGCATCATTGGCAGTGTGTGGGACGGCGTTAAAGACGCTAGTTCGTGGGTAGTCGATAAGGCTGAAGATGTTGGCAAATGGATCGGTGATAAGTTCGAAGCGATTGTAGATTGGATCGCTCACCCGGTTAAGCATGTTACCGAACTTATAAGCAACAGCATCAAGGGCATTGTTAGCTCATCTCCAGTAAAAGCATTTGGAGACTTAGGAGTTGGCATTTTCAAACATGCATATAACGGAATTGGCAATTGGATCAAAAAAAAGCTTAAAAAAATAGAAGATTCCATGGCCAATCCCGGTGGGTCAGGCGTGCAACGTTGGAAGCCATATGTTATTCGAGCTTTAAAGGCCAATGGATTTGATGCCTCAGCATACCAAGTTGCTGCATGGATGCGAGTTATCCAGCGTGAATCCAATGGTAATCCTAGGGCAATTAACCTGTGGGATAGCAACGCTAAAGCCGGTATACCTTCAATGGGGCTTGTGCAAACCATTGGGCCAACGTTCAATGCGTTTAAGTTCCCCGGCCACAACGATGTCTATAACGGCTATGACGATCTGCTTGCCGGTATTCACTACATGAAGGCCATCTACGGCTCTGGAAGTTCTGCTTTTGCTCGTGTCAGTGGCCCTGAAGGTTACGCCAATGGTGGCTTGATCACACAGCCAATCCATGCGCTTGTTGGCGAAGATGGTCCAGAAACAATTCTACCGTTAACTAAAACAAGCCGTGCTTGGCAACTATTGGGACAGGCTGTTACCAATATTAATCACAACTTGGGAAACAGCAATCAGGTAGCAACAGATAATAGTGGCACGGATGATGTTGTTAAAAAATTAGATGAAATGATAGATACATTCAAGAAGCTTGCGTTTGTTCTGCAGATTGGTGACGACCAGTTTTATCCAAAAGTTGCGTCAAAGATTAAACAGTACAACGACAGAAAAGACAGGTTTAATGCTTATTGGAGAGGAGGAACCGTTTAATTGAAGCAAGCAGGCATAAGCATCACATACGCTGGCGTAGATATTAGTAAGTATATGTATGTGCAGATGGTCAAACGTGACATAGGAACTAATCACGTCAACACAATGCAAAAGGTCGGGATTAGCGATGGCCAGATGTTGCAATACATGTCGCGGGACGTCAAGCCGATTGTGGTAACTGGAATCGTTATGAATGATGATTTGGTACCACTAAGGCGTTCCTTGGCCGCTGCTATTGATGCGGACGAACCACAGCAGCTAATCTTTGGGGATGAACCGGATAAATATTATCTAGCAATCGTAGACAGTCAGCCCACCTTCACCGAAGGTTTCCGATCAGGGACAATCTCAATCAGCTTCGTCTGTCCCGATGGTGGCATTGCGCACTCGGTAGCCACGAAGACGTTTGACAACATGCCTTACAAGGATATCCCACTGAATCTCATGGCAGGCACAAGCGCCGACCCAGTATCAGTCACAGGGTCGGGATGGAATATTCAAAAGCTTGGATCGTTCAACAATCCTACCGTTGGGAAAAAGTATGCAGCTACGGTCTTGCTTGGGCGGGCTGATTTTGCTGTCAGTTTCCAACTTTGGGCGAATGATATTAATGGCAATCGGATACATTTGGATGGGTTTCCCGTGACTACACAAATGGGAGCAAATCAGCGCAGCACGATTGTCTGCACATGGCCTGACCCGGGGACGACTGGAGCAGCTCAGATTGAGGTGACACTTGCTTGGACATTCCAAAAAACGGATGTTGGCACCTATCAATATCTCAAAGCCAAGTTAGAGGAAGGTACCACTTACTCCACATGGTCACCTAACCCAGCTGATCCTGAATACTATGCCGACACCATCACGGTTCACAATGGCGGCACTTATCCTGTTGAGCCAATCATTACGGCAACTATGCATGCTGATAACGGCTTTCTAGGATTTGCCAATAGTCAGGGTGGCGTTCTTCAATTTGGCAACCCTGAAGAAATTGATGGCTATACTAGCAAAGAAAGTGAAGTGGCCTTGAATTTGGCAGCCGTTAAAGGCTCGCACATGGATAATCAAGCGGCTTCGAATAATCTTTACTGGGGAGACAGTCCAGCTACGCCAAATGAACAGATTGGCAATGCAATTTGGACAGAGGACAGCTATGATGGCTGGAAGGTTGAGCCTAATTGGCCCAGCATTACTGGCGACCACAAGTATTGGAACGGTCCTTCAATCAAGCACAACCTTGCTCAGACACATAATGGTAACTTTAAGAGCAATCTGACTTGGGACGTCATGACACGTTTTCAAACTGGTGTCTCAAAGGTTGGCTCACTCGAAACAACCTTAGAAAGTGACGGCAAGCCAATCTTTCAGATGATACTGAAAGACAATAGCGCACTGTCTGACCAAATATGGTGGATGTGTTACTACAAAAATCAACTAGTCGTCAATGAACAGTTGGATCGCAATATCTTCACTAACGACAAGTTCATTCAGCTGGAATTGCAGAAATTTGGTAATTCGGTTGTTTTTAGAGTGTCACCATGGGTTGGCAATCGAGGACGAGAGACGACTATCACCCGTCAATTCACTTTTGCGGACGCTGCTAGTGTCGAGACTAAGCAATTTTCAGCGTGGTTTATGCGAGACAAGACATGGGGTGAGTCGACTATGTATCTAATTGCGTCTACCGTTAAATGGCAGAACGTAAGCTGGTATACAGATATTAAGAATCGCTTCAGCAATGGCGATGTAATTACAATCGATGTAGCTAATACCAAAACTTATTTCAATGGCAATGAAGATCGCACCTTGCATACATTAGGCAACCAGTGGGACAAGTTTCTTTTGCCACCCGGAGATACCATCATTCAGCTCATGCCATCAAGCTGGGCACAACCATTTGAGTGTGAAGTTGGTTTGAAGGAGGCGTGGCTGTAAATGGAATACTATTTCTCAGACCGAAAATTCAACATCATGGGTGTTGCACGTACAACTGGAAAAGGCGAATGGCTGGTTAGCGCTGATAGTGAAGTAAAAGCAACTGATGATAGGCCTGCCATTGCCTTGACCCTGACGATTCCATTTAAAACTGAGCAAGAGCAGGCCATTGATGAAATGGCGGCTGAAAACAACTTCGTCTTATACCAGGATGAAGAAGGCAATGGACATCAAATGGTCATTGCCAGTGTTACTCACGATACATTAGCGCATATTCATACAGTCGATTGCACGGATGCAGGTAACGATCTGATGAATGAAGTGGTCGGTGCCTATACCGCTGACAAAGCGTATACCATCGCTGATTACATCCTAATGTTTACGAATGATTCTGGTTGGGAGATTGGTATTAATGAATTTCCAGACAACGTCAGAACACTTACATGGACAGACGAGGACACTTCACTCAACCGTATTAAATCAGTCGCAGAAGATTTTGGCGCAGTGCTTAGCTTTGGCTTTGTTTTTGTAGGTACGACTGCGGTAAAACGTGTTATCAATATCAGACATGAGGAAACTTCCGACAGTTTAATTTCTTTTGAGATGAACAAAGACATCAACAATATCGTAAAGACAGTTGATATCTACGACATGGAAACCTCGGTGAAGGCCTATGGTGCTACACCTGACGGTTCAAACGATCCAATTAATTTGATTGGGTATCAGTGGAAAGATCCCAACGGGCAGTTTGTACTTGACCAGTACGGATTCTTGCACGACACCATTGCCGTACAAAAATATTCACGTTTGCTAAGCAACAGCAACCCTAACCCAACACATTCTGACTGGAATCGGGTTAAAACATTTGATTCGACTACTCAAGCCACATTATTGCAAGCGGCTTTGGCAGACTTGAAGAAGTATAACCATCCAAATGTCAACTATGAAGTTGATTTGGCAAAGGTGCCCTATGTGCCATTGAACCAAACAGTACACATTGTTGACGAGAACCAGAATCTATTTCTTTCTGCAAAGGTGTTGTCAGTTGAACGCAGCCGTGCTGGTCATTATACGAGGCTCACTTTAGGAGATTACGCAAATGAGCAGCCTAATTTGTATTCTGCGCTCAAAGATATGGCGGTTAAGATTGAAAATATCCCTAAAACCGTTCAATACTACCCATGGCTTCGCTATGCCGATGATGACAAGGGTACCAATATGAGTGCCTTCCCAACTGGTAAGAAGTATATGGCAATCGTTTGGTCAAATAAGTCATCAGTCCCAAGTGACAATCCGGCAGATTACGCCGGCAAGTGGGCACTGATTCAGGGAAAGGATGGCGCTGATGGTGTTCCGGGCGCAAAGGGTGCAGATGGCCGTACAAGCTATTTCCACACTGCTTGGGCGAATGATGTAAGCGGTAAAAGTGGGTTCACGGTATCTGGTGGCGATGGCAAAAAGTACATTGGCACGTACAGCGACTTCACAAAGGCAGACAGCACCAATCCGGCTGATTACAATTGGGCACTTTTCAAAGGTAAAGACGGTGACGTGGGGCCAAAGGGCGATGAAGGATTGCCAGGGAAACCGGGTGCTGATGGTCGTACCACTTACGCTCACTTTGCTTACGCAAACAGCCAAGATGGGAAGACCGACTTCTCAACCACTGATCCTAACCGTAAGTACATTGGTTTCTACAGCGACTTTTCATCTGGTGACAGCATGAATCCAAGTGACTATAACTGGTCGCTCATTAAAGGTGCGGACGGTGCGGATGGTAAAGATGGGGTGCCGGGGAAACCGGGTGCTGATGGCAAGACATCGTACTTCCATATTGCCTATGCTGACAGTAGTGACGGCAAAACGAACTTTTCGCTCGATACTCCCGGCTCTCGCAAGTACATTGGTAGTTATACAGACTTCACACAAGCCGATAGCACGAATCCGGCACTTTATTCTTGGCAACTAGTGCAGGGGCCAAAGGGCGATACTGGTCCTCAAGGCCCTCAAGGTCCACAGGGGCCTCAAGGACTGCAAGGCGTTCCCGGAAGCAAGGATGTGCCATACACATACATTCAGTTGGGCACGCCCGCTAGTCCCAAGAAAGGCGATTTGTGGTGGCATGGGACAACACTTAACGATGCCACAGCATTGCAGTATTACGATGGATCAACTTGGATTGACCAGAGCATTCAGCAAGCGATTCTAAATATTGAGAAACTTGTTGCAATTGAGATTGACAGTGCGATCATTGATTCTCCTGATATCAATGCGCCATTCCATCACACTGCTCTTAGCGATGCCAATTTAGGAAAGTTTAGCAGTGGCAACACCAGTATGCAGTATGGTCACTTGAATATCACAGGCAACGTTGAAAATGATCAAGGCAGAGCAGATGGACACATGCTAATTAGCGACTTAGGACCATCGGGATTTATCAGTCGGGAACGCACACCCGACAATGCCGGTGATGTTCAGTATGCTAATTTGCAAGGTGGCAAGCTCAATCTTTCAACATTAGTTAGTGATGAAAATGCGGCCGACAAGAAGTATGTGTTCAGCACATACAAATCAACAGATAACGTTACTTACTTCTACAGTAACACAACACCATATCATAACATCGACTTCTCTTCGGGATACATTTACTATACCCGCCGTGGGAATCTAGTGACGGTCAATTTTGATTTGTATGCAATTGCTAATCAGTATCAATATTTGAGATTGGCAGATATAAGACCGGGATACCAACCGTACCTGAAAAATAAGATCGTTTGTGCTTGTCCTAGTTTTAGTTATGCTGGTGAATCAGCTACCATGTACTCAAGTACGCCAGGCGGTGGGACTGTAGGCTGGTATGGCGTTATCTCACGAGGTCAAGGTGCTTATGCAGGATCGGTTACCTATTTAACTCAGGATGATTATCCAACGGGTGATACGTATTTTGACTAGGAGGCAGTTATGAAAATCAAAGTGTGGACGGATAGCAATAACCGTCTGCTTCATTGGGCAAACGCTGATGAAAGCAGACCAGTAGGGCCAACCGATGAAGGATTCGAGGTTATTGAGGTTGACGATGCTGTTGGCTTGTATGAGAACCACTCCAGCATTATTGACGGCCAAGTCGTTCCTGATGCTGGCTATGATCCAGACGCTGACAGACCTAAACCTGAGCCATCTGAAGCTGACTTAGCAAATGCTGAAACTATGAAGATGGTTGCTAGTATAACTATGTCAAACGCAGCTTTGATAAAGCAGGTGGCAACATTGACCAAGGAGGAAAAATCGTGAACGCATATAAACCATTGATTATCAGTTACTATCAGCAAGGAATCTACAACAAGGATGACTTAGCCTTGTTCGTGAGTGTCGGCTGGATTAGCCAAGCAGAAGTAGATGAACTTGTTAAGCAAGTCGCCAGCAAAAGCTAGCGGCTATTTTTATGGAAGGAAGTATAAAGATGTGGATTTCAAGAGTTGGATAGATATGTTTGTGGAGTTGGGTGGTGGAGCTTTGTTTGGTTGGTTTGCAAGCCAATGGCGCATGCATCGAAAGCATGGAAAGGCAATTGATTCAGGCCTTGTCGGTTTGCTTCATCATGAGGTTTACATGCTGTGTAACCATCATATCGAGGTGGGGTATATCAGCACAGACGACTTGGACGATCTTAATTACCTTTTCCGCAGCTACAAAGCACTGGGCGGTAACGGAACGGGCGAAGCGCTATATAACAAAGTTTTGCAACTTCGGATTAAAAACTGAAAGGAATGTTCAGTATGAAGATTAATTGGAAAGTACGAGTATTAAGCGTCAAATTCTGGCTGGCCATTGTGCCAGCTTCTTTGTTGGTGATTCAAACGGTGGCGGCAGTCTTCGGTTACAACTGGGACTTTGCTAGTTTGGGTAAAGAACTCACTGCAGTGGTCAATGCAGTGTTTGCATTATTGACCATTGTCGGGGTAGCGGTTGATCCAACCACGGAGGGCGTTAGTGATAGTCAGCAGGCGTTAGCTTACCCGGCACTCATTACCACCAAGGCAGCTAAGATCAAGGCGCTAGAGGACCAGATTAAGGCGCTGCAAGCGGATAAAGAGGCTGACCAGGTAACTGCTGCTAGTGAAGTGGTTCCAGAGACGTCTTCTGCAGCACCGGCGGAGTCAGCTCCGGCATCTTTTGCTCCACAGCAATAAGGAGGGCACCATGAAATTTAAAACTAAACTCATCACCTTGGTAGTCGCCTTCTTGGCGGCTATTTCTTTTGCCTTGCCATCGCAGGCCAATGCGGCCAAGGGAGATCAGGGACCTGATTGGTCAAAGTATCAGGGAGCAAGTGGACGATATGGAACAGATCAAGACAAGTTCGTCATAGCTCAGATTGGCGGCACTTACGGTGGCACTTACATCGATCAGTGGACGTATGATAGCCAAATTGCTAGTGCCAAGGCGGCAGGAAAACGTGTGCATAGCTACATCTGGTATGGTGTTGGTGCAAGTAGCCAGTTGGGATTAGAAGCACTTGACCGTTATATGCCTCGTATCAAAGCACAGACGCCGAAGGGAAGCATCGTTGCTTTGGATTACGAAGATGGTGCTTCTGGCAATATGGCAGCTAATACGGATGCAATTTTAGCTGGCATGCGGCGCATTCGTTCAGAAGGCTACACGCCCATGTATTACAGTTACAAGCCATATACATTGGCACACGTCGATTATCAGCGTATTCTGAAAGAATTTCCTAACAGCCTTTGGATTGCTGCTTACCGTGATTATATGCCAACTACCAAACCAGACTACGGTTATTTCCCGAGTATGGATGGGGTAGCTATTTGGCAGTACACGAACGCATTTGGGCTGTCGCAAGGCCTCGATGGTAACATTGATCTGCTTGGTGTCACCGATAATGGATACTCGAAGCAGCCAGAAACTCCGTCAGTGCCTGTAACACCGGCACCAAGCAAACCAGCGCAATCAACCGCAGCCACTGATACCGATTATGCGCAAACGGGTGTTTTCAAGCCTTCCACGACTGTTAACATCCGCACTGGTGCCGGCACCGGATATGCATCCGTTGGTAGCTATGCACCCGGTGAAAGTGTGATTTATGATCACGTGTATATCCGTGGCACATATGTTTGGGCACGTTATCTCAGCTACTCAGACAGGTATCATTATGTTGCCTTGGGCGTGAATGGTGGGGAGAGCTATGGCTCGCGTTCGTCTGGATATACTTCGCCGGTAAGCCACACGTACTACACTGTCCGCTCTGGTGACAGCTTCTGGAGTATTGCCAGCAAGTATGGCATCAGCATGTACACGTTAGCCGCTAACAACGGCAAGTCAATTTACAGCGTCATTCATCCAGGCGAAAGCCTGTATATCCGATAACAAAAAGTCCTCTGCTCGCTAACGCGGGTGGAGGACTTTTTTATTGAATATCAAAAGGTTGACTAGATTGAACAGCGGTTATTTAAACT